AGTTATCGGATGTTTTTCCCAATATAGATGTAGATGTTCCAGTTGTAGAAGATAATTTTATTGTATTTGCAAATGTTTTAACACCTCCAAATGTTTGTGTAGTTTCATTAACTACACCCTTAACAAATTGACTTGCATCAACAATAGTTATATAAGGACTTACTGTGTTATCAGATACATAAATTGGAGCAGCAGCATAAACTCCTGTAACTGTTCCACTGCCTGTGCCTGCCCCAATAGCCGTTCTTGTATCAGCTGCATTTAAAAGGGTAATTGTGTTATTTGTATTTACTTTAATAAATTTATCAGATACGGTATTTGTAAGCCCAAACAATAATTTACCTTGAGCCGTTGCGCCTAAATTTGTCAATGCTCCATCGGCTGTCGTTGCACCTGTGCCACCATTTAATAAAGGTAAAGCTGTACCACTATAGGTAAGGGCTAAAGTGCCGCTTGTTGTAACAGGAGAACCACCTACATTAAATATAGAAGGTGCTGTTAAACCTACACTAGTAACGGTACCAGTGCCTCCACCGCCTCCGCTGTATTGTGGAATATTTAAAGTACTACCTATTAATGTAGCTGCTCCACTTGTTCCAGTTGTGGTTAATGTAATATTATTTTGTTTTGCCGCAAATCTTGAAGTAAGATTTAATAAAGATGTATCAGCATCTTGAAAATACGGAGATAGCATTGTTGACGTATCAGATATATTAACTTTATTATTAAAAGTGTTCCAATCAGTTGAAGTCAAAAATCCATTTGCGCTTGTAGTCGCTTGTGTTATTGACAAAGTTCTATTAGCCGTTAAATCGCCTCCACCTTGTAACGGTGCGGTTGTTGCTATAGTTATTGTGCTATTTGCTGGCGTAAATCCTAAAGCGGCTTGTTTGTTATTAAATGTAGTCCAATCAGTTGAAGTTAAATACCCATTTCTTGCACTTGTAGCACTTAGTAATTCTATTGTTGGCGTGGTTGTGTTATTATCTATTGAAATTGGATTGCCCGAAGTACTTGAAGCATTTACCGTTGTCACAGTACCTGCACCAATAGCACTCCTAAAGTTGGTAGCCGTTAAAGCCGAAACAGTATTATCAGCGTTAAACCTCGGAAAAGTTATTGCCGATGGATTTGATAAAGTAAACATTGATTGTCCAATGGTTGTACCTCCAAGGCTTGTGCGGCCCGTAGATGGCACTAAATCTGCGCTACCTCCGTCCCATTTTAATCTATCGGTAAATGCCGTATTCCAATTACTTGAATTATTAGGAATAGATGAGGCCCACGTTGAACCAGTTGACAATGCTATACCTGCATCTGGGTAAACAGGATTTGGGAAAACACCTGTATTTATTGAACCAATACCACTTACTGTGGCTACGGTGTAATTAGCTCCTACCTTAAATGACGTGGAAACAATGGTAATTTTATTTGTGTCAGTTAAATTATATTGGTCGTTATTCAATAGTTGTCCATTCCTAAATACCAAAATATATGCCTTTAATTGAATGGGAAATTTTGGCGTAATTGTCCAAGTCAAAACACTTGATAAAGCTGGTTGATATTCTTGTTTTAAAATTTTTATTGTATCATTTCCAATAGCTACATTAATCGAATCTTGCAACCTTGCGTAAATAGTTGACGTATCTAAACGCAAAGTTCCCGTCGTTGTTATTGTACCGCCAAGTAAACCAAAACCAGAACCAACGCTTGTAACAGTACCCGTTCCTTTTGCATCTATTCTATTTGATAATGATATAGTATCAGATGGATTTAATTTTGATGCAAATCTTGTAGTAAGATTTAATAAACTTGTATCTGTTAACTCCATTAATACAGATAAATCAGCCGACACCGTGCCCGTGGTTGTGATTGGATTAGGTGATACAAGTATTCCCGTACCACCTGAAATTGAGGTAAGGCTTCCCGATCCTCCACCCGAACCTGCACCACCACCACGGGGAAAAATTACCGTATAATTATCGTTAACTTTGAATGATGAAGCTGAAATAACCACGCTTGTTGACGTTGGTACGGTGTATTGAGAAGGTAATAAGATTTGTCCGTTGCGATACACTTGAATAAAGGTAACTCCCCCGGGAATTAAAGTGTCTGTTTGTGTCCAAGTTAAGGTTGACGTTGTTACGCCTGTACTATAATCCTGTCTTGCATATAATCTACCCGTTGTGTCCGCGTATGCTTTGGTTGCATAGTTGGCTAACATTGCAGCCGTATCACTTACTAAAAGAGCCGCGGTTGTATCTCTCCATAAACCACCTGAATAATATAAAGAGGCATTTGTAACTGGCGAAGAAATAGCCACATCATGAAGCTCGTTTAATTTATAACCCGATGCTACACGAATGGCAATAGTACCATTATTTGAACTTGAATTTATACAAAAACCGATAGGCATATCAAGATTTGGCGCAATAGGCTCTACGTCCGTCCAAACACCTGCCACCGTTGGCGAAGGATAAAGAATAGCACCAGCCGCAAAGGTATCAGTGTTGACTTGTCTTATTTTACCAAAAGAAATAACATACCCATCTTCACCGTTCGTTAAATCATGTGCCGTTATTCCTAATAAATATTTAGCATCGATTGTGCCATTAGCAATAAACTTTGCAACTGTTATTCTTCCACTTGCTCCAACCGTGCCATTAGCATAAACAATACTTCCTTTTGTAATGGTTGAGCCTGTCTGATTCTTGACAAGCCAAAAGTTTTTAAATCCTATTTCATTGGGCACAGCATCATACATTCCTAAAACAACCGTTCCTAACTCGGAATCCCATCGCATTTTTGCCGTGTCCACATTGTTAGGCGGTACACTTGTTTTAAAAAATAAGGAGTCTATTGGTTGTGCAAAAGCACCGCCGCCAACTTGATTCCAAACATTTGAAGTAAAATCAAATGAGTATATTTTTAAATTAACGGTGTCAAGAATAACCCATGCGTTTTGATTTGATACGGGTTGAATAGATGCTGTGTCGGAGATTGAACCACGCCAAACCAAACCGTCGGCCGTAGTTTGAAAACCTAATCTTTGTTTGTTGGTATTTGTAGGAAATTGAGCAAAAACAAATGATGAAGCCAAAACAATAAAAGCAATTACAAGTCCTTGTTTTTTGTTGCCTACCTTGTCAATGGCTTTGCCGATAAACTTTCTTGCTATTCCCATAACTAACTCTTTCACTAAAAGTTTACCAATATTTCCAATGGCTTTTAAAAACTTCCTTTCTTTTTTTGGTGCCTTAATTTCTTCCATTATACAATTATAAAAAATATGACATAATTAGAACCATCGTAATGAGTAGATGAATCTATTGTTATAACTGACCCAGCAACGGAGAATTGACTACTAATTAATTCCTGACCATTTTGGAAAATTAAAAGTTGTTCCAAATTTGAAGGTAATACGCCTGCATTTTTTGTGACGGTTAAAATAGCTGTATAGCTATCTAAAAAGGATTCTTTAAACACTTTTGTAACACTACTATTCTGTGTGTTTGGCGTGCTATTTGTTGGCGTTATAGAACCCGTTCCAGCCACGCCTCCAGCCGAATGATTTGGCGTTCTACCCGAATCAAAATCTAAGCCCCTAAATAATACTGTTTTTTCCGTGTATGGCATTACGATTGGTCTATAATTTCAATAAATGTACCTTGCACAATATCAGTTTTAAGTTCCATGGTAGCCGTTTCCATTATAAATTTAACATCATTATTTTCAATCGCTACATGAGGATACCATGGATTATCATTATCTAAAACCTGAAAAGACATATTAAGCATTTTTCTTACCGGAAACAACTGACCTTTAATAATTTCATTAACCAATAATTGATTAATGTTTTTTCCGTCACCTATATTTTTTACACGCCATCCAGTCCCGTCGGTTATTTGCCATGTATTACTATCGTTCTTTACTCTTATTGCACCTGGAGAACCTAAAGAAGGCCCATCACCAATAAACACCCTTTTTTTAACACTTATACTACTTGTGTCATTGTTAAATGAGCCATAAACGACTACGTCATTTTGACCATTTAAATTTCCAGCCGCTAAATGTTCCATGAACAAATTACCTAACTCGTAAAATTTCAAATAGCTTGTAAGTAAATCCGTGCCCGTTGCCGTTTGAATCCTGCTTAATAAAAACCTTACACCAACGTCTCCACTTTCAGGCATTGTTGGTGTAGTCCAATTTACGATAATATTATCAACTGTTCCACCAGCGGCAGGTAAGGTAGTCGCTCCACCCGGTATAACAAATTTATAATAGCTAAATGTTTGCTCCCAACTTTGAGCAGAAAAAGTATGCTGAAATCCATTATATGTAATATCCCTTTTTAGCCAGTATTTTACATGATTGATTTTAACGTAATTAATTTTCCCGTTAAATGTGCCGCTAGGGTCAAAGGTTAATTGTTGGGTTGAAATACAAACAATCCTTTCATAATATTCTCCTGTAGTTGTAATGCTAAAAGTATCGCCACCCATTTTTAAAACAAGCGTTCCATTTGTGACCTCAATGCCAAAAGATACATAATAAGTCGCACCATTTGTAGGAGTAAAATTAGTGTAAACCAAATCGCCAGTTGCGTTGGTTGCTTTTGCGTGACCTAAAGCAGCTCCGCCACCATCGGAAAAAGTCCATCCGCTGCCTAATGTCCAAGTAGTAATTTCAGGTGAACGGTTGGCGGTTAAAAAATCTATTAATGGTACGACGATAGGTCTTAACTCAATAACAAAAGAACCTTCTACTACATGTTCTGCAATAGTACTTGAACCTACCTGACTATCCCTATATTTCATTACGGAAGTAAATGTTATAGTAGCTTCATCATTATTGTAATCTAAATCTTTTGAGTTAAAAAATTCTGTGTTTAGGTTATTAAATATTTTACCTGACAATAAATTTACCGAAGCGATGTGTTCATATTCAATATCTAAATCCTTTATATGTCCATAATATCCCCATTTGCCACCACTAAAACGAAGCATCTTATTTGTTTCGGAATAGTTATCATTTTCAATACTTGATTGAAAACTACTTTGTTGTAATAAAGTAGATGTTAGATAATAAATATTGATTGTAACGGCTGAATCTAAATAAGTATTTGGCTGAACCATAAAAAATTTCCTATCCGAAAAAAAGAACCTTAAACCTAATGGTACCATGATTCTTTTTAGAACATCATAGCACTTCATGTAAGTGTAATTACCCTTACTATCTATGGTGTAAAAAACCTTATGATTAACCCTCATTCTAAGTAATGGGTCAATAGAAGTCGAATAAGTCCAACTATCTTCATGCCACTGAAAAGCACTTGCCAAAACGCCTACAGATGTGCCATAAATTGATTGAACGTATGTAAGTTTTTGAAGGCAATTATTTACATGATTAATAATTGTATCGTCACCCTGATAAATATCGCTGCCATCGGGTTTATAATCAATGCCTTTTAACCATCCTATGCCATCAATAGCATTTATGGTGTAATTATATCCCATTTCTAAAGGAATGTCATCAAATTCAATTAAATCCGCAAGAATATAGCCATACCAATAAAAGTTTGGTGTGTTAGATGTGTCGTAGGCAGTTAATTGAATGGTAAATCTTCCTTCTGGTGCCGTTAAAAAATCGGTTAATAATAATTGTTTTTGTTCTGTGTCAATAATAAAAGTAAACTTAAAATTACTTCCTATTATTGGTGCGTATCTTTCTAATCCATTTTCGACATCCGCCTGCCATTCTATTTGCGCTCCCGTAACATCTATATCGTATGTCATTCCTGAAAAGGTACTGTCATCTATTACTAAGTAATATTTACGCCCTTTTTCTGAATAAAATGTAGATGTATATCTTGCAGCCATTATCTTATTCTTGAATTAATATTTCTAGCTTTTTCCATGATTACTAATAAATCACTTCCAGCCACTCTGGTGGTTAATATGTAAGGTGATCCGCCACCATCTAACATACCCTTTAATTTTGATAAAGGTGCTATAACTTCCGGGTCAACCCTTGCATTTCGGTTATCTCCTACGGTTGCCATTGTTGGCCCGTATGCCAACCCACCTTGCGCAAGTTTTGGAGGAGCAACTTTATTAAGCATTGTATTGAATAAAACGGCTGCACCTGCACCTGCCGCACCTGCTACGGCTAAAGCACCGGGCCCTAAAGTTTTACCCAACGGGCCACCTAATATACCTTTTATAATACCTGCTACACCTTCTTTTATGTATGCACTAATAATCATTCTAGCGGCTTGCATAGCTGCGCTACCTAGCTTTTTCATATCGGTTTCACCTTGCACCGCTAAATTAGCAAATGCATCTGTAGCCGCAATTAACGCGCTTGTCATTGTGTTTCCAAAACTCATCATTTGAGCTTCAGTAGATACAAAAGAATTTTTTACTTCTTCGTTAGTTTCTTTTAATCTTTGATTACTTGCAGATGCTGTATCTAATTTTATAGCCAATAAATCTAAAGTAGGTAACATATTTGTTATTCCTGTAGATTGAGCCGTAATTGCAGTTACTGGACTTGCACCACCACCACCGCCTCCGACTGTCGTTGTACTTGTTGGTTCTATTATATTTTCAGGTACAACGGCACCTCCTTTGCCTCCTGATTTTGAAGTAGCTACAAATAAACTTTTAAATTTACCTTTAAGACTATCGACTGTTTCACCTATTGTTTTAAATTCCGCTGCAACTATTCTTTGTTCTTCTTGGTATTTGGTCATACCAGATAAATCAAATAAATCTAAACCTAATGCCTTTTGTAAGCTATCTAATTTGCCTAATACAAAAGTTACTCCCTGCATGACAGAGTTCTTGATATTTATCCAAATATTTTTAAAATTATCACTAAATGCTTTCCAGTTATCGTAAACGTATAAAGCAATGGCACCAACCGCAGCTATCGCAGTTACAACGGCAAGAATAACAGGATTAGCAAGAATAGATGCAAAAGCCGAAGATATAGCAGTACTCATTAAAATAATAGTAGTTCTAATCAATCGTATAGTTCCAGTAAGTGCGCCAAACGTGGTAATTAATTTACCTACTATAAATATTGCGGGCCCAATAGCTGCCACAATTAAAGCAGTTTTTACTATAAATTCTTGAGTTGCAGGATTAAGACCTTTAAAACCTTCTACCAAATAATTTATTTTTTCAGATAAAGCCGTAAATACTGCCTCTAAATTTAAACTATTATTAATAGCTTTTCCAAGTTCAGCCAAACTATTTGTAACGTTATCTTTTAAATTATCAAAAGCATTACCTAAGCCTCCATTGGCTCTTTCTAAATTACTTAAAGCACCTACAGACCTTTGTATAAATTCTTCACTACTTATTCCTAATTCTCTTATTCCTTCAGCAGTCACTACGCCAAATTCCTCTTTCATTACACGCGCAAACTCTGGAAGCCTTTCTTTTATCTGATTAAGATCTTCTTGCGTAACTTTTCCAACTGCACTTATTTGTGATAAAGCTAAAACAACTCCATCAAATTGTTCCGCTCCTCCTCCTGCCCTTGCTACAGCATTGCCAAACTGTGTTATGGTTTCGCGAGCAGCATCGGCACTCATTCCTACACTTTGTAATGAAGCCGAAGCCTTAACTACTTCAGGTAAAGCAAGACCAGGATTCTCTGCAACCTTTCGTAGTTTTTCTAATTCAATAGCAGCCCCTTCACTACTTCCCATAATGGCAATTAAACCATTTTGCAGTTTTTCCATATCTGCAAAAGATTTTAAAGCAGCCGCACCGACACCAATAATAGGCAATGTTAATGACTGGGTTAAAGTTGAACCAAGATTGGACATATTTTGTCCAAATCTTGTCATAGATTTTTCTACCTTACCTAACTCTTTATCGAGATTAGTGGTATCAATCCCCAGTTTTAAAAGTAGTTTACCTATTGCCATTTATGCTTCTTTATCCCATTTGTCAAATATTGTTTTGTCATTATTTGTCAAACTTCTTTTAGTTTCTTTTTTTGTAGGATTCTCCCATGGGAACTCAATTAAATCTTTTGGCTTTAAACTCTTTCCTTTTGCCGTATGGACATTTAGTAAAAGTGTTGTTTGCCATCTTATTCGTTCCCATTCGGTTTGCTCCTGTTGTTCAAAGAAATTATTATAGCCTTGCATAGCCATAACAACCTCTCTAAAACTCATGTCGTTGTATTGCGAAGGAGGAAATCTTAAAACTCCGAAACAAAAGCGTTCGATGTATTCAAGGGTAAGTTCTCCGCCTTCGCCACTACGTTTTTTTGGGTATCATCTTCAGGAGGTGAAATCTCATTTGAAATCATTTCCATTATACGAGCTATACCACCCATATCGGTATCAACCAAATCGCAAAAAGATTGTAAATCGTAAGGACATTTTTCTCCTTTAGCTTTGTACCCTTGTTGAACGCCTGCAAAAGCTAATTCAAGGGCTAAAAGAAGATCTTCTCCTAAAAGGGAAAGGTCACTTAATTTAAGTTTCCTCTCCCTTAGAAATGTACCTAACACATACATACCAAATTTAATCGGTATGGATGTGTTGGCTATTGTTATTGTTTTCATGTGTTAGGATTTAAAATTATGCTTTAGTTGTCTTCACGATTGCACCAGTAACCTCAAAGGATGCTGAATAGCTTGTATTCTCTTCTACACCTGCGTTTAAATCTAATGATGTACAAATGGCACTCATTGTAAAAATATTATCGCCCACAACGTCGGTAGTAAATTTAATGGTCAATGCAGTACCTGCTATAAGGTCGGCAAATAAGTCATCAAACAAATAGTTGGTTGAAGCATCGCCCGGGCCCGCGTATAACGCCTCCGTAGATAGTGTTCCAGAAAGTTGTCCTTTCTTTACTTCTCTCCATCCTCCAGCCGCAGAATCCTTTGTAAGAATTTCACGCATAGCAGATGAAATGTTCATTTGGCAGGATGTCGCGTAACCGATAGCAGTACTATCTTTGTAAAGCCTCATTAACGTACCGTTAATTATTCCAGTAGTTGCCATTTTTATTTATTTTTTGGTTTAGTAATATTTTCTTCTTCTTCGTTTTGGAAATGTTCTGGATTAACAAATACTGGAATGTAAACAGGATCTTGTTTTACTTCCTCTTTTTTAGGCATATCTTCCACTACAAAATCATTATCAAGTAGTTCTGCTATGCCATCCTTAATCATTTGTTCTCCATATTCCGAAAGAAATACACCAGTGTTACCCGGTTGTTTTCCATTCCATTCTTTTAAAAGCCTTAGTTTCATCTTTTCATTTTTATCATAAAATCAATACTCACCCAATAGACAGAAAGTTCTGCATTAAATACCTGTGAACTTTGCCTAACATATTTTATAGTTTGCACCTCAACACCCTCAAGCGTACCAACAAATCTGTCCAATCTATTCCTAATTAAATTAGATAGGTTTTGGGTAGTGTCGTAGTTTTGGGTATAAACGTCAATTTGCAAATCAATTTCTTCTAAATTACTTTGTCCGTCTTTAAAGTCAACTGGATTGCTATCAATGATGGAATAAACAATAAATGGATAATCAACATTTTGAGGCGTAATATCAGGATAGATATTAGTGCTAATAATGGCAGTAATATTTGAAGCAGTTGACAATCTTGCATATATTAGTTTACCTATCATATCTCCCAGAATTTACGCGGGTATTCTTTTGCTACCCTTATTGCTTCTTGCGACATCTTTTGAATAACAGCCATTTGACTAGCCCTTTCAGCTTTGTTTTTTACCTTCCTTACCCATGCTTTTGTACTTCCGTAAATCATGTGCGCATAAAAACCATCGGTCTTACCTTCGCTTCCTAATGTAGATCCTTTACCTTGTGGTTGATATAAAGGCCCTATTGAGGAAGTAGCTTTTTTTAAATTTTTTACGTCTGATATAATTTTAATAGAACGTTGTAAGTTACCGGGCATAATATTGTAAACTAAGCCTTCGCCCTTAACATAATATTTATGTGGCTTTTTTGAAATAGGTACTTGATTTTTATAAGCCGCTAAAGCTATTGGTTCGGCTGCTTTTGCTATTTCTTTTCTTTTATCAATAGTAATTTTCTTCATTAAGTCATCGAGTTCAACTACAGCCTCTGCAAGATTGTAAATAGCAAGTAAACTACCCTTTTTTGTAACCTTTTTTTGGGTTTGGGCTTGAAGTCTCCTAAGATTGTCTAATCTTGCTTGTTTGATAAACATAATTAAACGGTTGCGTAGCTATCAAAATAAAAACCAGTAAAGTCAATAAATCGCTTATCGTGACTTACGGCTAAATTTTTTACTTGATATACTTTGTTATTAAAAATAACTCTTGATTCCTCGGTAATACTTGAATTATACCTAATAGTAAATTCAATAACATTCTTAACGGTATTTTTACCCTCAATTACTGTTTCATTTGAGCGAGATAGTTTACTATCCACATAAGCCCAAATAGTAGCTGTGTTTGTCCATGCTTCGGTTGTAAAACCTGTTAACGTTTTTGTTCGTGTAACATTTTGAAGGATAATCCGATCCCTCATTTTACCAATAACTTCATTCTTATTATACCCAGTCATATTTGTGTCTGTTTAACATAACATCCGAAGCCGTAGGCATTTTATAAACACTATCAGTCCTATTCTCGTAAATATTAGCTATCATTTTTAAAATAGCTATTCTAATATCAGTCGGGCAACTTGTTGCACTTGTTCCAAATCCCGCCACATAAGTAATCGTAACATCATTCAATGAAAGATAAGTATCTGGAAAGTCCTGGTCAACTGCTTCACCTATTATCCCTCTATATGTGTCAACTTCGTATAAATTTTGTGGTAATGTTTGGATATTCCCATTTTCGTCTAAGTATGTAATTGAAGTAACACTAATTACCGGGTAAACTAATAATTTAATTACATTTTCGTAATCAGTAGCAACCTTATAAGAAGATGGAAATCTTTCTAATCTTTGTACAATCGTTTTATTTAAAGTGCTAATATTTTGCCTAGCTTCTACAGCTTCTCTAGCACCTTTAATAATTGTAGTGATTAAAGAGTCGTCCGCTGAATCCTCAACTTTTAAATAATTTTTGACTTCGCTTAAAGTCCATAATTCATTTGTCTGGTCAACGGTTACTCTCCAAGGTTTCATCTCTTAATAGCTTTTTTTGGTTTGGTGCTACTTGTATTTTCAATGATTGTTTTAGCCTCTATTTCTTTTGGCTTATCATTTACTTCAATGGCTATTTCTAGCCTAATCAATTCTTTTGCAGTAATCTCGTTTAGTTCTGCCTCATCCCCCTGAAAATATCCAAGGGAATGAGGCGAACCTGAAGGAGATTTTATAAATCTCACTTTCATTTATTCGTTTTTAGCAACAAAATAAGCAGTATATCTGGTTGATTGAGTACCAACACCAGTTAACACTAATCTATATTTAGTACCACCGATATATGTATCTTCATTAGATTGCACTAAACCATTTACGTTTAATGTGTCCAATGTAGCTACGTTAGTATAATCAGTTGAACTAGCAGCCTGTAAAACAGTAGGCAAAATATAAGTAGTGCCTGACAAGTTAGTAGCTACAATAGACCAATAACCTTTCCATGGGCTTAACAAGCTCACTGGAATAGTAATAGTGTCTATTTCAGTGTTAGTAATCGTGTCACTTACTGAATAGCTATAAAATGTACTTGAAGCGTCATCATAATTTGCATCAAGTGTTTTGCTTCGGTCGTTTACAAAAGCCGTCAATCCAATCGCGGCAAAAACAAACAAACCAATTAAAATATTCTTCATTTTTTTAATTTTTATATGCCAGTAATATCTGCATCTTTAATAGCCGCAAATGAAGCAGCGTGACGTACCGCAGCATCCCACCATGAGTTAACTACAATAGTAACTAACGCGTTTTTGCTAGATGAATAAGGATCAACCACAACATCTAAGCCAGCCCACTGACCAATAAGCATTTCGGCAAAGTTTCCGAAAATTACTGAATGCAAATCAGTGCCATTACCTTTAGTAAGGTTGTTTGGAACTTGTGTTGAAACATAAGCACGATACCCATTTAACAAATCAGTTCTAATGCCTTGCTGGCCAACAGGAGGCGCACCATCTGACCAAACAAACTGGGCAGTACCTGAAGCTTTTTCAGTATTCTTTAAAAATCCTCTCACTCCGGGAGTAGTAAGATATGCTAAAGTACCAAAATCAGCATTATCAGTAGCTAATTCAGTTTCAAGGTCAATAATGTGCTTGTAAGTTAACGGACCGCCATCGGTACCAATAGCAACTGAACCAATGCCAGGAGTATTTAAAATACCATAAAATGGCTGGGTTGAATTATCGCCATTAATCAAAGCATAATCTAATGCTCTATTAATTGCTTCGCTCAAACGATTTCTTACGAAATTTTCAACGTCAATAGACGATTGAACAAGCAACTGTTTTGAAATATCAGTAAATGCACCCAAACGATTTGGAGACATACTAATTTTGTCAAAAGTTGGACTTGTTTCATCGTTGGCAGAATTTTCAGTCTCCCAAACCGCAGTAGCCGCAGCATCATTACGCGGAAAATCTAAGTTACCTGTTAAGCCAGTCAACAAAGTTGCACCTGCCTGAATAACCGCTAATCTAGGGTCAAGAAATGGAATCAAATCACCTAAAATAGTCGGTACAGTATTACCACCACCAGCCGCGGAGCTAACAGTCATATCTCTTTTTTCGTTCTTTACAATCATTTTAGGAATGTAAAGATTTCCCGAAGCAGAAATACCAGCCTGTTTAAATTCTCTTTCGGCTTCCTGGTGCATTTCCAATTCTAAGCCGTCTAAGTTTTTGTTGTTGGCTACTAAGTTAGCGGCACGAAGGAATGAGTAATTTTTCTTCACTCTTTGCTCATCGCTAACTTTATTTTCGTTACCCCTAGTAGCAGGAGCCGCCATTCTTTTGGCTTCGGCTTCTAACATCAAGTGATTTTCAATGTCACTTTCAATATTAGTAACCTCGTTCCTAATAGTTGTTAATTTCGACCTTTGTTCATCGTTAGCATTAGCCCCCAATGTTTCAATGGCAGAAATTAAAGATCGCATTTCTTCTATTTTAGCGGAACGCGACTGCTTTAATTCATCGGATTTTAACATGTTAATATTTTTTTAAATTGTTTAAAAATTCAACAAACTCATTGAAATTGCATTCCGCTTTTTCATTTTGCTGAATATGTCTTTCCATGCTTCTTGAAGCTACAGTAGTATTTGGATTAGCTGGGTAAGTTACCGGGCTAACATCGTAAACTTTATTAATCTTTGTAATCGTTCTTTTCATTCTCCCGTCCTTCATTTCCCATCTGTCACCATTTTCCATTAATGAAAAAGCAAAAGAAGATTGATAAATGTCACCTCTTTTAATTAGCTTCATTACATCTTCGGCTGCATGGGTTTCCGGGGGAAAAATATTATAAACCAACGCGTTTCCATCTCTTTTTATAACTAAAGTATTGTTTTTAACTCTACCAAGCACGATATTTTGATCATGATTAAATAAAGCGGCTGCCTCTGAAAAATCAGCATCATTAAAGGCATCCATGTCTATTTCTTCATCAAAACTACCCATATCATAAGCTCTATTCAATGATGAAGCTATGCCAGTTATTTCCCTAGTTTCTATATCGCTTTTAAATTCGATATTAAAATATCTTCTTTCCATTTGATTATTATTTGACCTGTCTTCCATAATTTTATTAGCTGTTTTTTCTGCCCAAGGTAACATCGTTGAACCGCCCCAGGCATCATACATTATTGAGCCGCAAATTTCATTTTCATTCTCATCAAAATATTTGCCCTGGTCATAAACTTTTGCGCGACTTAAAAAACTAAAAGTTCTTATTACTTCATCGTCACTCAATGCTTCTCTATTTGCTAACTGCCTTGCTCTATTCCAACCAACAGATGTACCACACTTACTGCCATCATCTTCTTTATGTTTCAAAGCTTTCTTCGCTGCATTGCTTGCGGATTGAGGGTAAGTTTTATAAGGCATCGCTAATTATTTTGATTAGTGACTTCTTTACTATTAGATGCTAATGGCATGCCAAATTTGTCACCACCTTCATAAGGATTAAATCCTTCAAGATTTCTGATTTCATTTGGTGCAATCGCTCGAATATTATAAAGTTTAGTGTAAAATTCTGCACGCGCCATTACATCACCTCTATACAACTCATCTAAGTCTAACTTAACAAAATATTTGCCCCAATCCTTTTGTGGAAATAACTTTGTGTTAAACTCGTTTTCTATTCTTTTAGTCCAAGCCCTTAAAGTGTATTGAACAAAGATTCTATTTAATATTTCAATGTTTGTTGCAGAAATATTGTTTTGTCCCAATAAAAGAAAGCCTGGAACGCCAGTTAAATTAGAAATATCCTCAATAGTTAACTTTCTTGCGTCAATATCAGCTGCATCTAATTTTGAAGATACTGGTTTAAATTTAAAACCAGCCTGTAGGAATGCTACGCCTTGTTGATTGTTGGGCCCTGAATATTTATCTGCCCAACCTTTTTTTATTGCGTTTAATTGATCCTCATTTAAAATCATATCGGTTTCAACAGTACCCGAAAGGTTAGTACCCTTAGCGTAAACATCATTTCCGTAATCAATTTCGTGCAATGCCCTCGAAAAAGTCGTTTTTCCTGCCTCAATTAAACTTTTACCCCAATATCCATTATCGCTAAATGATTTTATATGAAGAACTTCGGACTGGCTATAAATTTCATTATTGGATTCTAATTTATAGTAAAATTCGTCGTTAATCTTGTACATTTCCCACGGTTCGTCAACCAAAACCAAATCAATAACATTACCTGCCTGATTTCTATTGGGAATAATAAGAACATTACCTGACTTTGTGGACATTGAACCGTTTACGGCTTGCCTTACAATGGCTTCCCGAAAACTAAAAGTATCGTATTTTTTTGAAGGTCTGTATTTGATTAAGCTATACATTGGGTGATTAATAGCCTCAACCACGTTCCCATCTGATTTTAATTCATATATGGAAAATGGTAAACTTGCTATTTGCTCCGATAAAATAGATAATGCCCTAAAGTAAGCAGGAATAGATAATGAAGTTTCATGAGATACGCGCCTTTGGTTAGTACCGAAAAGTTCTTGGTATAATTTCCAATCTTTAGCAGGCCCTAAATTGGAAATTCTACTTCTTTTTATAAACTTTACTATTTTATTTATAAACTCCATACTACAAAGATGAATATAATAAACTTATTAAGCAAATAAAAAATTTATCCAATAATTAGATTAAAATCCAAATTAATTTTATTTTTTGGGTCAATGGCTTCACCGATAGCCATGGCAGCCGCAACCATGCCATCTATTTTTTCATTAGATTTCCTTTTGTCAAATTTTACTAAGCCTGTAGAGTTAATAATCAACGCCACATTTGATAGCATCCATTTTGCAACTGGATCACCATTATGAAATATCTTTTTACCTGTTATCATTTTTTCAAATTCGCAAATAGGCGTATTCATTTCTGGAAAACTTTGAGGGAATGGCTTAACGTTTACCCCTCTTTCTTGTAGTGAAATTACGACGTGAGTAGCCCTCCATGGGTCATAAGCCAAACTTCTTATATTGTATTTTTGGTATAATAGGTAAATATCATTGATTATGACATCGTTATCTACTATATTACCATTCGTTACCTTTATGCTTCCATTTAATGCCCAATCCATGTAAGGAACCCCATCTCTTAAACTCCTTTCTTTTACGTTATCTTCAGGTATCCAATATTTCCACAATAAAAAGGCTGGTTTGCCGTCAAATTCTGGAAAGAACAAACAAAATGCACTAATATCTACAGTTTGAGCCAAATCCAAACCTCCGAATGCAGGACGTTTCAATAAAAATTCATCCTTAATGTCCATTTGGCACTCATTCCACATATTTTCATTTATCCACGTTGCATGAGTATTTGTCCAGTAGTTCAAATTCTTAGTCATGAAACCAATTTGCTTGGCGGCTCCTTCGTTTATGGCTTTTGTGTATTGGTCTTGTAAATAACCCATTCCTATAGTGACATTCATGGAAGGATTTGATTTTACCCAATTATTGCTATCCTGCCAATCATCTTCCTCATCTAAAGAAAATATAAGTGGAAAAACCGCGTCATCGTGTTTATGTCCTTTAATTATATCTAAACAAACTTTTCTTAATTGGTAACATGGACTTTCTTTGTTAAATCCTGCAGTAGTAGTAATTAAGATTAAAGGTTGACTTCGGCTTCCAATTCCCGATTCCATGATTTCTAAAATAGAACTATCCGGATGCGCGTGCATCTCGTCAATGATTGCCACATGTGGGTTTAATCCATCTAAGGTTTTGGCATCAGAAGATACTGGCACCATCTTTGAATTTGATTGAGTGCTATAAATCGAATGCGCCCGAACCTGCACCATTTTATTTACCGCCTTGCTATCTTTTTTTAAATACTCTAATATTACCCTGGCAGCATCCCAGCATATACGAGCCTGGTCGCGAGTGGTTGCGGCTGTGTAAATTTCAGCTCCTTTTTCTTGGTCAAGTATAAAACAAGCAACTGCAGTAAGGGCTGCCGTTTCGGTTTTGGCATTCTTTCTTGATATTTCTAAGTAAACCTTCCTAAATCTACGTTTTTTATCAATTTTACGCTTCCATCCAAAAATCATAGCCCAAAAGAACTCCTGCCATGGCATAACGTTAACATTCATGGCAGCATACTCACCTTTAGTCAACCTACACACTTTCATAAAGGAAATATAGGTATCAGCTGCCTTTTGGTCGTAATAATAAGGGTAATTACTACTTTCTGACTTTTTTAGGTCATCATAATGCCTTTGAATGGCTAATCTTGCATATTCACCTATCTTTTCATTTTCAAGTTGAAACATTAGGCGTTTTTAATTAGCTTCATAATTGGATCTTCTTCCTTCTTATCAGCCCGGTTAAAGTATTCAAGCTTCAATCTAGCCTTAGGGTCTAGTCCAAACCTATCAGACATATCGTTATAAATTTCAACTGACTGTTTAAACATCGTCCATTCAGGAGATATTTGTTGGGTACCATTAGGGTAAACAACTACGCCATCATTTTTTAAGATGTTATTGGCTGCATGCTGGATAACGGTCAATAACCTTGCTAGCATATTTATAGCAATTATATCAACATTGTAACTAGCATCGGCACTTTCTAAATGCCTTTTGACCAATTCAACAGTATTTTGCTCTTCATCCGTTAAATCAAATGGATTTAATGCAATTATTTGTTGCGGAGTAATTCTTTTAACCCGACTAGGTTTTAAGGTGCCCTGAAGTTCTTTTAATTTTTGTGTTTTCATGTTAATTTACTTTTTTAGCTATAATAGCTTTAATAATATTCTCTTTGCTTTGTGGGAGGTAATATCCGTCGATACTTGCCATTCTACCGGGTGAAAAGCCTCTACCTTCCATATTGCTTTTTGTGTTATGACATTTTTTACAAAGTGTAAATAGATTTTGTTCATCATACGGGTGTCCACCTTGTAATAATCTAATAGCGTGATCCGCAATGCCATTATTGTTTCCATCAGAACAATCTGTAATAATTCCTTTAGCTTCGCAAACTTCGCAAATCGGTTTCCGTATTTTTTGTAAAGTCCTAATTCGTTTCCAGATTGCAGAGCCATAAAATTTTTTATCGGCTGAATCTTTGTAAGTATTTGGTTTTACAGGATTTTCAAACCTCCGATACCTTCTATTGTTCAAATTTGGCATACGACAAATATACATTATTTTTTTTTACACCACCCTTCGGAAAAAATGGATTGATTCGCTTACGATTTGGGCCGAAATTT